GGTTATTCGGACCACGGTTTCTCTGTTGATACTGGTCGCCCAGAAAAATGTGACATCCTAGCAAACCCAGTCAAGGACTACAGTTTCCCCTTCCCCGTACGGAGCCTGTCACATCAGGGTGTCACATTTGCGCTAATGTGACAAGTATGTGACAGGAGAGGGCAATGGCCCTCATCGGACTGAGCGAAGCGCAACGAATTTTGGGGCTGTCGAGTAGGGGCACGCTTCACCGAAAGGTGAAAAGCGGCGAGCTGTCGAGTGTGGATGGTCCTAGGGGCGCCAGGTTGGTGGAGAGCGATGGTCTGGCGGATCGCTGGGCTGAGATCGTGCGAAAGAAGGGGAGCTCTGCCTCGACTTCATCTTCAGCAGCCAAGAGACGACAGAAGGCGCGACCACGGGTAGAGGATAGCGATGATGGCTTAGATGATGATGATGGCGAACAGCTTGATTACAACAAAGAAAGAGCATTGCTAACAAGAGAGCAAAGAAAAAAAGTAATCAGGGAAAGGGAGAGATTGGGGCTTGAAATTAAAAAAGAAACCGGAGAACTAGTGTACAAGGAAGACATGGAGAGAGCTTATAGCGCTGTGCTGCTGCAGCTTACTACAAGAGGTTTGGCTGCGGCAAAGCTGATAAAAACTGACATTCCAGAGCTTACAGATAAACAGATTAAAAAGATTGAGCAGCGACTAGCCGATGTATTTGATGGGACGGCCGAGCATAACTACGAGGAACTGGAGGAAGCATGATTAACAGGAATGTTCCAAGTTTGGCTAGAGACCTTGCCAAGAAGGTAAAGCCTAGGCCTAAGATGACGGGATTGGAATACGTGGAAGAATATGGTTATATCACAAGTAGCACCGATGGCCGGCAGAAATGGAGGACAAGACCTTATCAGCGGGATTGGTTTTTAGCGATTACAGATTCAGAGGTTGAGTGCATGGTATGCGTGAAACCATCACGGGTTGGATGGTCTCAATATGTAAAGCTAGTAATTCAGTTCTTTTGTCATTGGCGACCGTCTAAGATTATGCTTATTCAGCCTACAGATTCTGAGGTTGACACTTATAGCAACGAAGATATAGATCCGATGTTTCATCCTATTGATGGTGTGCCATGCCTTAAAGGGATGCTAAGTAATAAAAAAACAAAAACGGCATTGAAGAATACTTACGGCTTTAAGCAATTGCTAAATGGGGCCTTAATTCATCTTGCTAGCGCTGCCACGCCACGGTCCGGCCGACGGGTGGAGCGAAGCCCGATCCTATTCGAGGAGCCGGCCACCTACGACAGCCCCGAAGGTGACACTATCGGCAACCTGTTTCAGCGGGCCGGTAACATCTGGGATCCGTTTTTCACGATTGGCGGAACCCCGATTTATCCTAATGACTACATGGATCAAGCATTTAAGAAAGGCGATCAACAGTATCGATATTATCCGTGTCCGCATTGCCGGCATTATCAGCAGCTGAGGTGGGAGCGGTTTATAAAGGAAGGGCCAGACGAAGGCCGTATCAGCTGTGAAAATTGTGAGCAGCCCATCGACTACAGCCACCTACGGGAAATGGATGAGGATGCTGGATGGGCCTGCCCGCTAGGCCTAGATCGCAGTAAGCAGGTGCTCAGAAATGGCGTGCCCATCTGGCGATCTCAGCAGGTGGGGCCAGGCATGAGCTACCACCGGGCGGCGATGTGGCCCGAGCTAGTGAGCCGCTATCGCGTGGCACTAGAGCAAATGAAAATGGGAAACACAGACCCTATGCAGACCTTCCACAACACCGACTTAGGAGTACCGTGGGAAGATTCCATCACCAGCAAGCTTACGGGCGATGGCCTGGCGGAGCGCAGGAAGAACGAGGGCTTTGGCAATGGCTACCCCTGGAACGGCGAGGACTGGGACATCCCCACCGGTGTGCTGGTGCTGACTGCCGGGGTGGACGTGCAGGGCGGCGGTGGCACCGTGGGGGAGCGGCTGGTGTTCACGGTCTGGGGCTGGGGCCGCAGCGAAGAAGGATGGCATATTGCCCACTTTGAGATTGATGGCGACCCTCAACAGGCCGAAGTGTGGGAGCAGTTGGATCAAGTGAGCCAGACGGCGTGGAAACGACAGGACGGCGGGACCATGAAAGTCAACATGGGCGGCATTGATCACGGCGGTCTGGCTAGCAAGCAGGTTGAAGACTTCTGTCGCACACGCGCTGATCGGTGGGTAGCGATGAAAGGGTCAGGCACCAAGGATCTGCCGATCATTCAGAAGGGCAAGCCGCTGGAGGTGAACAGAAAAAACCAGACAGTTACCAAGGGATCGAAGCTCTACACGGTCGGTTATACCAACAGCGTCAACCAACTGAAGAAACAGCTCAGGGTGGAGCAGCCTGGTCCCAGCTATCTGCATTTTGGTACTGCATCAACTGATGCGTTCTTGGGGGAGCTGTTCCCATGGAAGTGGGTACCCAAGACAAAAGAGCGCAAAGAGTACAGGTGGGACCTACCGGCCGGATCACATGATGAGGGTGGGGATTGTACCAGGATGGCGTACGCAGCATTGCAGCTCGTAGCAAGGCGCTACAACCGAGCGACGATGTGGGATCAGCTGGCGGCGCAGTTGAAGCGGCCTGGTGTGGAGCATGGCGGCGGGGCTGGGTCGGTGCGGCGACGCAGCAGTTGGCTTAACTGACTAATATGGTGGCATGGCTCGATACACCCTCCAACAACTTGCAGACCTACGCGCCGCAATGGCGGAAGGGGTCTTGAAGGTAATCGCCAATGGCCGCAACGTTGAGTATCGTAGTTTAGCTGAGATGCAACAGCTTGAGCAAATCATGGCGGCGGAACTGGAAGCTACGATAACTCGGCCTCGCCGAATTTACCCAAGTTTTAAGAGAGCGTAATGGGAAAAAAAACCAAGCAATCCAAGCAGGTTGAAGTAGAGCTAAGGCAAGTTCAAGCCTTGCGGCGTGCGGTTGCGATTGAATATCTGCGAGCATTTGAAGCTGGTAAAAAATCTAGGCGTACCGAAAACTGGTACACAAATAGTTTGGGTCCAAATGCAGACATGCGGCGTGTGTTGCATGTTATTGTAAAGCGCCATCAGGATTTAGTAGATTCTGACCCGTGGGCTTCTAAGGCAGTTTCTGTTGTTGTTAACAATTGGGTTGGTGATGGAATTATTGGCGCTCCGTTTAATGCTACGAAGCGATTTGGGGATGGTTGGCGTGATTGGTCTGAGTCTACAGATTGCGATTGGGATGGGCTGGGAAATTTTTACGCAAAGCAATCGTTAATCGCTCGTACGGTTGCTGTTCGCGGCAGTTGCTTGGTGCGGCGAAGGATTGATGAAAGCATGTTATCTCAAGGCATGGTGCCACTTAAGCTGCAAGTATTAGAGCCAGATTACTTAGACTTAAGCAAAGATGACGGCGCAAAGATTCGGTTTGGGAAACAGTATTTGGAAGACGGGAGGTTGGAAGGGTACTGGATCCGCCGCGCTCATCCGGGAGAGAGTGACTGGACTGCCAACAGCAGTATTAGTGATTTTGTACCAGCGTCAGAAATTTGCCATGTTTATGACGTGCGTCGACCTGGCCAGGCTACTGGTGTTCCGTTTGGTGTATCGGCATTGTTGAAACTGAGAGATGTTTCCGATACAGATGCGGCGCAACTACTGAAAGACAAATTGGCGGCTTGTTTTATGGCTTTTATACGTGAGCCAGATGCGGAAGAATATATGCAACGACTAAACGCCAAGCCACCTGATCCTGACAATCCTTATCCAGAGATGCCGGCACTTCTTGATAAGATGGAGCCTGGCGCTATGGAGATTCTAAAACCAGGTCAAAATGTGACATTTGCTACACCGCCGGGCTCCGGTGACTTTGTGGCCAATCAAAAGTTTCATCTTCTGAGTATTGCTCAAGCGTATGAAATTACATACGAATCGCTAACCGGAGACTTAAGTAATGTCAACTTTTCCAGCGGTCGCATGGGTCGTATGGACATGCGGCAATCGGTAGCTCGTTGGCGTTGGGCAATTATGATACCTCAATTATTGAATCGCGTTTCTCAGTGGTATCGAGATGCTGCCGCAATTAGCGGAGCTGGACGGGTTACAGCTCGGTTTGAGTGGACTCCGCCCGTTGCGTGGCTGAGTGATCCAGCACGCGAAATTCCGGCTTATGTGGATGCTGTGCGCGCTGGTTTTATAAGCTTGTCAGAAATTCAACGGATGCTGGGTTATGTGCCAGAAATGGTTATCCGGGAACTTGGACAGGATCTAGATCGTGCTCGTGCAGCTGGTATCAAACTGGACGTAGACCTAGCAATGGGGCCTGGTAGTGTGCGCCCTGTGCCAAATGACCAACCACAGCAACAGCCGCTAAGATAGACAGTATGGAACATCAAACCATCCAACGCATGGCGCTTTTGGCGCCAAATACCTGGGACGAAGAAACCCGGTCTGCACAGATCGTGGTATCTACGGATCGGGATGTAGGTGATGGGTTTATGTTGCTCCATGAACAGTCG